ACAAGAACGGTGACTCCGTTTACCGCTGGTAGGTCAAGGCCTTTTAACCAGACGGCTCCCTTTTTAATAGAAGACGAAAGACTAAATTGAAAATGTTTTTGGTTTTTAACAAGTTAAAAGAAAATATTTTTGTGGTTTTGACGTTATTTACCTACACTCCGAAACTTCTAAAGAAGGAAAAAACAGGAGGGCGTGTGACAGAGTCGTTCCCCAGGCGGGGGCAGAATTGTCATTCGCTCCCCCAGGGGGTGCACATGTAGTGTTTTTGTTGTTTTGTGAACTTTACCTAAGTTCATAAGGTTACTGACTTATTTCACCCTCAGTAATAAGAGTGTCGGTTTTCTAGGCTTACGACGTATTGTCCGTCTCCGACGCCGCACAAATCACTAGACCGCCGTTGACAGGACGTAGGGCACAGTGCCCAACCATCCAGTAAAGTTGAAGTCTTCACCAGTGCTGCGGGTAACACGGAACTTGTTCGTTGCTACTGCAGGTTGGGTGACATTCTGGATCAAGAGTTGCATTGGATTTGCTCCTTGGGCTCCAGTACAAGTGATGGCTGAATTGGTGGCTTGAAGGAAGGTTTCTCTTGCAATATGACGATGGTAGCTTGGGACTACCACATCAATTGCTCCATCAATGTCACCACGTACATAGTGACTTGATCTGATGGACCCAACCGCCTGATAACCAGCGGTACTGAGAAGTTCATTTCCATTCGCGCCCGCAGAGTAAGATATAGAGACTTCGAAAATGTCGTTCGCGTTACTAGCAGGGGTAGCTTTGACCACCATCGAGCCGTTGACAAAGAGATAAGAAGGATTGAGTACACTGATCAAATCAGATTTCTTCACGTCCAAATTTCTCACGAGGGGGTCAGCGTTCGAGGCGATGCCTTGACTAACGATGTGTTCACCGAGAGGGTAATAGGCCAAACTTGTTCCCGTCCAGTCACCCACAAATTGTTGTCTTTTGAGGAGCTGGCGGAACGACATTATCTTCTCTCCAATCGCAGTTGCGGCCGGTTCGTGACTCGAGCTTGTAACTCCTAACTTAACAGGCGGAACTGCAACGTAACCGCTCATGGGGACGGCGGGCGCGTAGGGTTCTATTGCCGATGAGTATTGGCCAACGTAGTCTGGGAAAGCGAATTCAAGATCGTCAGCTCCAGATATCTCAAACAACATCGGCACCGTCGATGAAACGGTGTTCGGTGCGATCAGAGGATCTAGGACTGCAACAGTGAACACTCCAACTACGTCGCCCACGAGTGTATATAGCTCTGGAGACACATACGGAACTTCGAATTCAAACTCAGACGCGTCGCGAATATCCACAATTTCACGATGCAAGTACTCTGCTGCTGTGGCAGTGTACCCAATCGCCGCTCCATGGAAGGTGGGAGTATATGTGATCATTAATCTCCCAGAGTGGAATTCTGTCTTCACGAGTTTGAAACGAACGCGGAGACCACCACGCCAGAAACGGAAGTAACTAGCGCAGAGCGTGAAGGGAGGGTACGTAAACCCTTTGCCCATGGCTGTTTGGAAACCGACTATCGAGTGATTGGTCGTCGAAAGTACGGTATCAGCAACCATCGCGGTCGTCCAAGAGACTTGAGTGTAATAACACCACTGCTTTTTAATATAGTCGAAAGCTAACTGATCTACGTTTGTACCGCCGACGCCGGAATGTAAGACGACTTCGTTCGTGGACATAACAGCCAAAGGGGCTGCAGTTGTGAACTGATCTGCGTTTGCAATATAGGGGTAGACAGTACGGACAAAACGATTTGGAGCAGAGAGGACGGGGGGCTTTGAAAAACCCCAGACAGTTGCTACGGAACCGACGATATCAGAGATCCAAGACACTGCTGTCATTGCTGAGGTCATAAGTGGGACTTGACCAATTAGCTGTGCAGATTTAGAGACCTTGGCAGCGATAGAAGAGATAGGGCCAACACCGGCTTTCACCTGCTCTTGTCGCCCTGGACTGCGACCAGACTGCTGGATCGCAGAACCGGTCACCAGAGGGGCGACGAAAGAGGCCCACACCGTAAACGGCGCAGTGGTGTCAGCTGATCCAGGGATAAGCGGGACATAGGGCAATAAAAAGAGAGTTCCGTACTTAAAAGATGCGGTAGATTTAGATAAAAGATGCGTATATGCAGACAAGAAAGGTATCCTCAACTGAACGTGAGTTTGCTTAGCGAGGTCGATTTCAACATGAGGAAGCTGCGTTACAGTCATCAAATTTGCAGTATGCATGCGGTAAAAAGCAGCCGCGCCGGTTGTGTTACCAAAACCGGCCATGGGAACCCAGCCGAGGATGTACCTCCCGGCTTGGAATCTCACGGCATTAACTTGCAATGTGATCAAGAGTTCTGAACGTATCATGTATGTACCAACTAGCTTGAGCGACTTTACGCTGCTTAGCAAAGTATCAAAAGGATCGAGTTCAAAGAGTTTGGTTGTGTCGGTCGCCGCTAAAGAACCAGTAGCGATGCGAGTGGGCTTCTCTAAGAATTCATTGATAGTTTGAGAGCCTGAGCTGGTAACTGCTGTGATCAATCCTGATGAGATACTCGTCTGGCTGGGCTGTGAAGCCTCCTGCCCAACGGTATCATCCCGGAAAATAGTAGTACCAGCATCAGTTGAGGTGACAGCAGGCGTGGTCTGAAACACGCCGTCTGCCGCGGGGGGATCTTCAATATTTGACATAGGTTAAAAGTCAGGTTTGTAACGGGTTTAGCGCTACAGGAATAAAGATTGCAGGGGATGGAAAAGGAACTTGTTTTACGTCTGTGTTCAAAGACCATGGTCGTTTATTCCATCAGGTCGCGCTCCTTGAAGAACCCCTCTTTCAGGGTACGCTCCAAGTAGTACTTCCGGTTCCAAGTAACGGGGTTATAAATTCCGCTAAAGAAGGCAGCCATCTTAGGTGTGTACAAGTCCCAGGCTTCTTGACCATGCAACGAGAGCTCGTGCAAGGAGGTGTCTAGGTTGGTACAAGCAACTTCAGTGTACTTATCCTTCTTCGTCCAGAGTGGAATCTCAAGAACAGTATCGATGTTAAGGGGCAACACATATCGGCCATCAAGCAGAGGTTCTCTCCGCGGAGTTCTCTTCAGTAACTCCAAATGGTCAATAGTCGTCATTTCTGTGGACAAGGGTTTATCCTTACTTGCAGAAGTGGCGCGATACCCTAACTCACCGACATACTTTGCGATTTGAGCTTCGCTAAACTTGTCGATGTAATCAGGTGAAACGGCAACGGCGTTGTCATCTCCCAATACTTCCGCGACTACATGGTCTTTAAAGTGCGGTATGCATGAGATTTGATTATCGCTTGCGCGGTAGAAGGCCCAACGCAGGTTCATGAGGTTGATGAGGCAGTTGATCAGAGTCGTCAAATAATTTCCGCTCGGTGTGGAACCAGGCCATAGTTCCAAAACACCGCCACGAATGTGATAAGAGTGAGCAATTGATTGGCCGTATGCGACCCGAGCACGCTGGTTAGCAGGCTCATCGTCATACCACATATTGATAATATCAATAGCGAGCATGACCATGATCGGGCCGTGGTCGGTGTCGAATCCGGTGTAGTCAAGACAGGCTATGTTCTTCAGTGGGCCGAAGCGCATAAACCTCTCAACAAAACCGGATGCTTGCGTATACGGGTCAAATCCGATAAGCGTTTCGTTGTCCATCGTTGTTTCGCACATAAAATCGCTGAAGGCTCCGAAGAGCATACATCCAGTGACTGCGGCGTCAAACGGGGCTCCTGACACTAATCGAGGCTGGCGAAGTTTTGAAAATTTACGACGCTCCACTTTTGTAACATCTTGGTAGACCCAGACAGGGACTCCAGAGCTACGAAGTTGAGCCAAGTTATCTCTACACTTGTCTCTCAGTTCCGTGGCACGAGGACCAGCACGAAGAACACCTGTCTCTGTTTTCCAGACAAAGTGTTTCTTGGTGAGGCCCATTGCTTGATACGGGTACCCACTGGATGTGGATAGGTCGTTTTTATCAAGGGCTTCAAGGAACGTATAGACAGTCTTTGCGCGCGGCCAAGGTATCGATTTGAGTTCATGAGCAATTTGTTTAGCAATCACCTCCAAGACAGGAAGCTTCATGATCTGCGAATCAGCAAACTCTAAGACTCTAGCACAATAGGGTGCCCGTGCGATAGGGTAGTTTTGAGGACTTGTGTCACACACTTCGGTTTTACGTTCAACATAGTCGCCTGTCGCGCCCAAAAAAGGGACGATCATGCAATTTGAATGAACTCCGGACGGTGGAGTGACGTGCAAATTAACCGCAAATTTGTGTATATTTACGTCATAAGCACACTTGACCGTAGTAGTAGAGAAATCGTCATTTTCCAATTCGATCTTGAAATCTGGCATATCTCCCAGTTCGACCCTCGACGAGTCAACCGCTACTTTGGCTGCGTTAAGGATCTCTTCGCGAGTTATCCTATACGAGTAACCATAGCTTGGGTTTGTGTTTTTGTTGTCGCCAGCGATATGGGCACCGCAAATTCGCCCTCCACTCGTCCCATCAACGGTCATGATCAAGGACCCACAATCGCCGTATTCCATCGGGAAGTTGTACTTCAAGAGGTTTTCTACGACGTGGGGGTACTCTGTCAACTGACCATCAACATAATCAAGAGTAAGGACAGAACGCTGGGCATATCCTATAGCTGGGGTAACTTGTGTCTTTTGGGGTTGCACTATTTGCGCACTGAAGGACTTCAGAGAACGGTAAACTTCTTTACCCATCTCTGCTTCTGATACATAGTGCGCGGAAACGTTGCGCTGGGTCGGGAGCGCCTTAGTTTCGAATTTCGCAATACACTTATCTTCACCTTCATACCCTTCATTGAGAATATTGATTTCTGTCCAGGGGATTTTAACTTCTTGGTGGTTCGGGTTCTTAAGAACAAAGTACTGCTTTTCAGGGCCAAAACCCATACTTAGCAAGTTGCAACCAACCCTCCCAATGAAATGGTAAGGGAAATGAGCAACATTGTCGAACACAAAGTTGGCATAACCAAGCATCATGTCCTCAGTTCCGTTGAAAGCCCAAACTTCCCACATGTTATTTCTCACAGTTCGAACAGCTGCGTCATGTTGTGAGAAACCCATCTTGGGGTCTACAGCACGCACGAAGTTTTTAGGCTTCGCAGCTGCTGTACGTCTGGGGGCAATCTTCGCTTTATGGGCAAAGACGGACTGGGAGTCCTGAGGTTCTGCAGGATCTTCGACATCTGATCTAGACAGACCAAATACCAAGGCAATAGTTGGGACAATAATTGCAGTAGCTACACCAATAGCTTGACGATGCTCGTAAAGAAACTCTTTTAGCCAAACAGCGGCGTTATAAATTCCTTTGCAAACAGCACCAAATGCGTCTGATAGCCACGTCTTAACCTCTTCCATCGTAGGAAGGGTGCTGATGCACAACTGTACAAAGTACGTGGCACCAACTGTAGTCATCAATGTTGTAGCAGTGGCAATTGTGAGGAACTCGATGCTCTTGATTCCCCTCCGAAGAAGCAAAGCTGAGATTTTGGCAGAGGTGTAGATCACACCAGTAGCCTTGTAAAAAGCTCTCCGAAGGATATTTGGAACGTGTTCCTCTTGTCTGCGAGGTCGATTTTTGTTGACAAATCTCCACTTCCCTTCTGCAAATATGAGGGCGTCATTAGCGTCTTGAATTTCCCATAGAACGCGATCGCGTTCCTTCATGGAAGAATAATTGACTTCTCTGACGACGTCGCCTTCTTTGTAGATGATGTTTCCATGGGTACGACCAATGGACTCATGTTGCGGATGAGGAATATCTTCTCTATCGAATGGGGTCGAATTGAACACTTCAGCGGGCACTCCAATGGACTGGGTGGCGGCAACCCGAGCTTCTCTTACGATGGCTCTGGCTCTCGCGACCGCTTCGTCGTGGGCTAAAATCTGTTCAACCGTGGGGGTAGGGATTGTGCTTATCGCCCTCTTAGCCGAGTCAATAATTGACGACGGAGTAGCGTTAGCGAGTGGGTCGTTGAATTGAGCTTCCAGACAACGATCATAAATCATTTCTGGATACTCTGGCAATTCCATCTGAGCCCAATCAAGACAACTGGTGTTACACTGTTGAACGGCAGCATCCACTGTCGCCTGAGCGACAAGGGTAGGATTTGCCTTCATGAACTCTTCAAGGGACTTGAGTTGTTCAGTAGCCATTTTATCCATATCTGATTGCACGACGGTTTGTTGACCGGCGCGATGGTGGCGAAGTTCAATGATAGCGGCTAACAACTGTTGCACAGTCATCACACCTACTTCAACGAACTTACCCGCTTCAGAGGTTTTCTTGACTTTTCTAGGGTCAGGATTTTCCTCTTTGTGGATGGGTTGCCATTCAAGACGAGTGAGAGAATAAACTTCAGTACCAAAGCCTTGTAACTCTGACCTGTGGGTCTTAAGCTTGACTTCGATAATGAAATCGCCTCTACGATACACAGCATCAGGTTCACTGATGGTTTCGTCGTGGAAAATGGTTGCATTCGTGGTTGCTATGATATACCTCGGTGCCACGGACTTCTCTTCTTTGGAAAAAGCCATACGCGGAAACCAAGGCTCAGTGTTTGCTGCACTGATGAAGTCCATGAGAGGAGCAAAATCGCTTCCTTTCATACCAGGTCTTTGAAGCCAATCGTCAAGAGTAACAATCATCGCACAGGGACTAATACCATCGTAGTAGTAGTCTTGTCCCTTGTGATAACAATAGTTAGTTGGTTTGTCGACATAAGCTTGAAACATGGCATCACGAACATCCTTATCTTTAATTTGGTCGAGCTCGAAACGGAACAAAACGGTCTCGATATACCTAGCGAGAAACGTTTTCCCTTGACCGGGCAAACCTTTCAAGATTGTGGCCACTGGTTGTGGTCGCGCCTTTGAGGTTTGGGCTAAGAGATCGCGCATCTTCTGGATAATATCTTCGAGAGATTTCATTATCCGGTTCATGGTGGCGATATGATGCTCCTCCTTACGTCTTTTGAGAACGTCGATGATCTGGAGGCCTTCCTTATGTAAGGAAGTCGCCCGCGCAAGTTGTGAATTTGACACGGCTAACACGCCTGAACGAGTTTCGGCTATAATCGTAGTCACATTACGTGAAAACGACTCGATTGTAAAATCTTTGTCACCATCACTATTAAATCCGAGGAGACCCTTCAGGTCATCGACGAAAGCCGCCAATATCTTCATGGCAGTGGTAATGATGGTGCCGGCACCACGTGAAGTGGACCCGACATCTTTGAGACAGCCTTTGAAAAGGTCTGCCTTAGTGGACGCTTTGGAGAATCCGAGGGAGGTAAAAATTGAAACCAAAGATCCGACGGTTTCGGTGTCCATTTCAAAAAGACCGGCCTGTTGTTGAGCAGGTTCCTCTTCACAGTCATGGAAAAGTGGAATCGAATCGCCTCTTTCCTTAAATGAACCCGTCAACAACATAGACATTGCTGCGCGGATTCTGTCCATCATAAGAGAATCCCGAATAACCGAGAAATAATGAACAAAAGTATAGAGAGCTGAAGCGCCACAAACAAAGGCGGTCTGGGTTGACCATACCTTCTGAAGGGACGCATACGATAACACAAAGACGACAGGAACAAGGAGAGGTGCGAGAGTGACAACAGCTGCAAGAAGATCACGCATCCATGAAAGAGTAGAGCCCGTTGCTGAAAGAGCTCCAACAACACTGGCACTAAGCGTGGTATTCTCAAAACCATTAGTAAAGCTCGTAGAAACAACCTCACCAACTTTCTTGTAAACATTGCCACTAGTGATGTGATCAACAAGATCGTCAATCTTAGCACTTGACCCCTTGATAGAGGTATTCGCCTCAGAAAAGGTGATATTAGCAGTCGTAAGGAAAGTCTTGGTAAGCGGAACAATCTCGCCCAGAGTTTTAACAAGGTCCTTAGTGCTATCAGCAGTCTCAGTAGTCGCGTGAATAGCTGCAGAAACAGAACCAGGTATAAACCGGTCAAGATAGCCAGGGGTACGAGGCGGAGGGCCAGTACGATAAACCGGGTCAGGGATTGGAGCCATCTGCTGAACAGCTGGCTCTTTGCCTTTTGCAGATCTACCTTTGAATGATAGTTTGGCAAGGAGATTTTGGAAGAAGTAACGCAAGGGATGTTTATCAGTGTCAGTGTAATAGCGATCAATACGTTGAGCCATAGAAACGATTTTCTGTGAACGAAAAAACGTGCGGTGGCTAACAGAAGCTTTGACCAACACTTTGGTATGAAAAGTAACATAGTTGCGAAGGGTATTAAGGTAATCGTCGATGAACTGATGACGCATAAAAGACTCAACAGGGTGATCTGTCCCGCTTCGAAGTAACTCGCGGGGAAAAACACAGACCAATGCTAAGAGAGAATCAAAAACCATCGGGATTTGGTAATCAGAAGAAATGACACGAGAATATAGTTCAGAATCAGATTTTGAAGACCGGGGGTTGCAAGCGGCAACATGCTTTATAAACATATTGGGTATAAGTCGAAGAGTATGACGAGTTTGCAAGTTAGACATGATAATGCGAACAAAGTGAGGTAGGACACGATATGACACAGAACCATGGTTGGTAAGAATGGAATGAACCATAGAATGACATTGAGTAGGGTCGATGCGATAACAAACGGTGTAAATCATGTGTGACAACAGCATTTGGGGTGTAATCTGCCAGTAATCAAGATCACCAGAGACAACAGAGCCTTGTAAAGCACCTTCGAGGTAATCAAAGAAAGTACTAACAATCATCTTTTCAGCTTGGAGTCCTGGATAATGGTCGAGGACGAAAGTGAGCAAGGACTGGTAACAGTCACGAACTAGGTCAGGATCGTCATCCGTTAACACGTGATAACCCTCAATCCCGTTAGGAAAAGAGGCCTTTTCAACTTCTGGTGTGGGCAGAGTGTGAATAGGATGACATAGAGGCTGAAGCGGATCAAACATAAGTCTAGCTTCTGCTTCGAGTTGAGCTATACGGAGGCGGACAGCTTCCATAGGCTCAGGAGCGCGATCTTCTAAATAAAACCCAGTGGGCATACGTATCGGTTCAACTGGAACAGCTAAAGGAACGTAATCAAAAGGCAATGGATGATCAGTAGACGAAGACGAAGAATCAGACGACAAATCGGAAGCCGTATACATGGCTTGCTCGTAGGAGAGAGGACTCCTAGGGAAATTGTGCTGCTGAAGTATCGTGGACGGTGGGCTCCAACGGTTAGGAACCGCTGGGGCCGTAATCGAAGGCTCATTAACTCGGATCGAATTTGGAGCGTCGTTAACAGCGGGAGCGTGGACAGTCGAGACGGCTGGCGTTACAGCTTGGCTATTTTGTTTTGTTGCAGCAGGTTGGGTGGTGTCGGGAGGCGTAACCTAGGTGCTACTCCCCAAGGTGCTTGATCCACAAGCATCAATATTCGCGTGATATGGTAAATACCATTCCTCCACTTTTTCTAAGAGGGTGTCGGTGGGAGTGCCACCGGCCGGGACCACGAGTCCCCTTCGCACACTAGATAGACCGAAGATCCGGTGAAGGTATCGACGACAGTTAGGAGTGTACAGCGTTGACGGAATTATTAATCCCCTATGACTTTTCAGACACGACGGGGAGACCGGACGACTTCCAGCTTAAGGATACTGGCATCCTATTGGGCAAGGACAATAAAGAGCTTGGACGGGTGGTAAAAATTAACATTTGTTCGGAAATAACAAAAGACTGCAGTGCAGCAAAATTCAAACAAAGGCTGACGAAACAGGTAATTCCAAGAGGCGAAACCAAATGGACATAAGAGAATGACGATGTTGCCAGTGTCCAGCTTAATGCGAACAAAGAACCTCTCATAAAAACTTAGGTATA